ATGGATCAAGTCAAATACCACGACTGGGAAGACCTGCGCCAAGCACTGCATGAGTTCTGCAAGTCCAAGCGCGGCCGAGTGAGCGAACTAGCCGAGGCCATCGGCTACCCCCGCAACCGGGTCACCCGTTGGCTGAACGGTGAGATGGAACCGGCTTTTACTCCCGGATGGAAGATGCTGAACTGGTTGCTCAGCCACGGTCAAAGAACAGACGCAGTGGAGCGCTAGTCCGCAATCAGGCCATTGCCTCCGGTGACGCGGAGGCGCGCCCGGTAGAGGTCGATGGTGTTCATGCTGGCTTCGAGTGCGCTGCGCAGGTTGTCGATGTAGTCAGCCTGGGTCACCATCTGATTTCGCAGCTGGTCGATAAAATCAGCTTGCACCGTGACTTGGTCACGGAGCGCCTCACAAAGGTCTCGCAGAGCCCGGACCTCAGCTTGGGCGGGCGGATCAGACACGGGAAGCGCGGTAAAGTCATCATCTGCCGGCAAGTCGGTACGATCTACGCCTGCTGCCGGCTCGTCAGACCGATCAACGCCGCCTGTAGGCAGGTTGGACCGGTCAACTGGAGCGACGGCGGGGCGGCGGGGGATCGCAACCAATCGGCCGCCACGCTGCTGCAGGATGTCGCCTTCGGCTCCGCCCTGGATGGACATGGGAACGCTTACTGGCATCGGTGCTTCTCCTCAATGAGAGTTGCGAGGTCCGCCACGGTTGTGAGACCGAGCATTTCGCGGGGCTCGATGATCACCCCATGTGCGTCCTCGATGACGCACAGGCAGTCGACCAGTTCAAGGGAGTCGCCCAGGCTAAGTAAAGGCGTAGCCGGTCCTACGTCTGGCTGTTCAAAGTGGGCGGCGAGCTGTTGGCATAGGGCTTCGGTGATCATACCACGATTTTGATTTCGGTGATGTCGGCCTCGACCGGCGAGGCGAGTTGGCTGCTGGCCCCATTGATCGGGTTCAGCGGGTCGCGATAGGCCGCGACCGGGTCGGCCACGTCTTGGGCGAATGGGTCTTGCCCGTCAACGTCATTGCCAAGGTGTTCGCTGTAGGAGGCTGCAGCGCCCCAGTCCGGCGAGAAAGTACCGGCGGCGCTGCCGGTGGTGTCGTCGCGGTCATAGGCGGCCTGCGTGGCCGTCTCTGCGTCTTCTACCTCTTTGTTCGCGACCGTGCGCAAGCGTATGTGGCGCTTCAATTCTACGTCGTCCGGGTGATTGCCGCCCGTCCGCTCGAACCGAATCGAATCACTGGTGAAGATACCGAAGCAGTCGGCCGTCCCCATGAAGCCCACGGCCGTTGGTGCACGCATGAGGGGTGATCCGCCGTTTGCGTCGTAGGAAAAAGGAGTCCCGCCGAAGGCTCCGCACTCCACGTCGATCAGGTAGCGCCGCTCGATCGTCGGGTGCGGCGTGGGCGATGAGTTGATGCGGATAACCGACCAGAGGGGCGCAGTCTCATGGCTGTTGGTGGCGGCCGGCGTGTCGATCGCGCGCTGGCCAATGACGACATACAGGCCACCAGTGGCATTGCGCTCGAGCAGCTTGCCCCATTCGAAATCCTCAAATGCAGTCCGGATGGTGATGTCCAGGGCGACAAAGGAGCCATTGATCACGCGCCAGCCGTTGACGGTGAAGGCGATGGCGGGCTTGGCGAGCGCACCCAGGCTGGTCCAATCAGCAGCCGCGCTCCAAGTGAAATCAACCCTGGCTGAGGTCACTTGGCTGTTCGGACGCGCCCAGGCGACCAGAAGGCCGTCTTGAGCAGTGCCGCGCAAGTTGGTGGGCAAGGTGCCGAGCCGCACGTAGGCCGGCGCGGGGCCATCGACCGGGATTTCATAATTCCAACCCTCCACAGTCTCAGTGTCTTCACGAAGGTAGGTTCGGTCGACGTCCGCGCGGATTTGGACCGTCCGCTTCTCCTTGACCTCTACGTTGCGGACGATCACACGCCACGTCTGGCCGTCGTGCGGGACTGTGAGCACGTCTCCGTTGCGGATCTCGGCAAAGGAAGGCATCAGGGTTGCCTGGTATGGAATCGGCGGCACGGCTTGCGGCCGGCCGAGCAGGTTGACCACTTTGTTGGCCACCGAAAACTTGGTGATGGAATCACCCGGGACTTCTTTTTCTTCGTCGGTCTCACTCTTGTCAGATGCCCCTTCGTCGACGTAGCGGGCAAGGTTTTCGGTGCCGTCCCGATCGTCAAAGCTGCACGTGAAGTGCCACGGCACCTCTTCCCAAGTGTCAGGAGTGAGAGTCGCCTTGATGATGTCGTGCTTCGTGAGGGCAAAGCTGACCGCCTTACCTGGTGCATCTTCAGTGATGACCAAGCGGCCGTCGGCCCCTTCGCGGTAGAAGAAGCCGCCTTGGTCCGACATCCGGCCAAGGAACTTGCGGGCGGTTTCCTTCTCGGCCTTCTTCGGCGAGAACCACAGCCCGCGGCTGATGTGCTCTTCGGCGAGTGCCTCGAAGCTCGCTTTGTCGAGCTCGGTGGCGTCGCGTCGCATTCCATATATCGGATCGAGCAGGTAATCGTAGACCACCTCCGGAAGCAGCACGTCGCCGTCTTCCTCATGGGCTGAAATGTCCAGCAGGTTTGGCACCCGCACCCTAGTCAGCAGGATGTTCGGTGGAGCGCCGTTGCGTCCGAAGAAGAGGTCGTCGGCTACAAAGTAGGGCTTCCAGCGCCGGGCGGGTTGTTGGGCGAAAGCTTCGAGCATCGCGTCCGGCAGCTGGTCTTCTGTCCCCCAATACATTCGGATCTTGCCCAGGTTCGTCGTGAAAATGGTGGGAGCGGTCGTGACGCCTGGGCGGTTCAGAGTGCCCTGGAATAGCACGTCGCCACCGCTCGATTGATAGGGCCCATCGGAGGCTTCCAGGCGCTCAATGCGCGTAAGCGGTCCCAGGCCAAAGCTCATGGCGTAGGTTCCATAGTATTCGTAGCCAATCGTGATCGTCTCGCTCGACTTCTTTCCGGTTTTGATCTTTTGACGAACGGGAATCTTCTTCTTGCCCCAAATGGGCGTCCTGAATTCGCCTGCCGTGCGATGCCATCCCCAATAGACGGTCGACGGTCGATTGCCGACATTCGTGGCGATCGAGTCATTCTTGAGATTCGCAAACGTTTCGTCTGGCTGTTCAACCGGAACAATCTGTTTCAGCGTAGGCGTCATCGTGGGCCAATCAGACGGATGCAGACGGCGGCTTGAGCCAGCCAGTCAGGGGTGAAGGTGACCTCGGCAACGCCATCGATGTGGAGGTGCCAAATCGTTTCGCGGTCGATCACGATCGCCGAGTGAAAGACGCCGTTAAAGAAGCCGATCCAGTCGCCGAACTGCCGATCCTCGATCCCGACTTCGACCGCCTCAGCCGCCTGATGGATCGCCGCCACACAGCGCTGAAGGCCCTTGCGCGTTCGCGCGTAGCTGAAATAACCTGCCTTGGAGTCGATCTTGCCAATGGCGCCCGTACGAGCGAAACACTCTCTCGGCGCGGTAAAGCAGTCGCCGAATCGGCCCGGGAGACAGTAGCGGCTGTGGAAGCGCGCGCCCGCCCAGGAGGCCATGGCGGCCCGCAGGGCTTCTGCATGATCGGGATGGGAATAGAAGCCGGGGGTCATTTGTCGAAGCCGGGGATTTCGGTGTCGATTTCGACCTCTTCAATCACCGGGTTGTCTGCCGGTGTGAAGGGTTCGCCGCCGAAGTTGACGCGGTTGGAAAACTTGCTGAGGCATGTGCCATAAGTCCGATCACAGCCCGCAGTCGCGTAGAGGGTCAGGCCGATTTCCGCTTGGCGAAACGGCAGCGAGAGGTAGAGCGTGTAGACGCCGGCGGCCAACTCCGCACGATTGATGGTCTGGATTTCGTTACCAACCTTCGCTTTGCCCAGCTGGAAGAAACTGGCGGCGCGGGCGCCGGTGAGGGCGAGTTGCACATAGGGTTGCCCGTTGGCTGTTGTCCCGAGCGCACCGATCTCGCCGCTTTCGCGCCAATCGGCTTCAGCCAGCCCGCAGAGGCCGCCGAACAGCTTGTGGGGGCAAGTGGGAGAGCCGAAGCCGCGGCCCGTTTTCTGCTCCATAATCCGCAGGATGCTAGCCACTTCCACAATCAGCTTTTCCTTGTCGTCAGCCTCTACGCGGAGCATTGAGGAGCGCACGAGCTGGTTGTCGAGCGCCGGCGCCGTGGCCGTCGTCTGCCAGATGGTGACTTCCAACACCTCATCGTTCTCGCCGCGTGTCCAAGCGCGGAGCGGGTGTGTGCCCGCCACATCGATCAACTCGACGTCGACGGGGTGCTTGACGGCGTTGCCGTCGCGCTTGATGGCGCCGTGGCTGAGATTGAAGTAGCCGAAGGTTTTGCCGCCGGCTTCGATCGCTTCGTAGTAGGAGGTGTAGCGCAGCGTCGCGAAGCTGCTCGATGGATTCTTCGCTTTGAACTCATAAAGGTAGATGGGTCGCGCGCCCACGCTGGCCGCGCTGTATTCCCACGGCAGTTCGACGAACTCGAAGGAGCCGGATCCGCTGGTAAGGGTATCATAGGTCAGGGCCAGCTCGCTCTTGGCAAAGCGGGCGCAGAGCAGCCAGCAAAGCACCACTTCCCGGCGGTCATGCGCGCCGCTCACAGGGTCGACCAGGTCAATCCGCTCGACGCCTGCGACTAGAAGCGGATCCTCTTCGTCTTCGGTCGCGACAGTGTGGATTTTGAGCGGTTGCACACCGTCGGCAGAGGCTATGCAAATGAACTGGTAGCCGGCCCTTTGGTTGAACCAGGCCGCCAACCCAGCGGCCACGTAGAGCGACTCTGCCCCGTCCTCGATGTCGCGGACTACGTCGTGGTTGGCTTGCCACTCGGGCAGCCAGAAGTCCATGTATTCGCCGCCCGCGAATTCCACCCAACGCCACCAGTCTTCGACCGTGTAGCACGGCTCCAAGTCGCTAAACTGAAAGGGCAGCTTGCGGTGGCGGACAGTGATTTCGTTGCGCGCGATGCGATCGGGATTCCCGAATCCCAGCTCGCGAAGATCTATAGCGGCGTCCCACCCACTGGTGACGCCGCCCCGACCGCTCGGCCAAAATGGCATGACCGCGCGGCCGGCAAATAGTTGCGGCTCGTAGGCCGCAGGGGCCGTGCGCCGGTTCCCGTGCTTTTCAACCCACGTCAATTCGAGGTCGCCCGCCTCGGCAGTGGGCTCGGCCAAGTCCGGATCCTTCTCGATGTAGCCCACCCGCCACGGGATGATCCGCAGGTCCGGCCCCGGCACGATCGAAGGCGCACCGGCAAGGGTTACGGTATCGCCGGCCGCCGCGGTGAGCGTCACCACCTCGTAGTCCGTCGGACTGTTGAATAGCACGGCCTGCTTGACGTTCCAATCGTGGCGCAGCGGGCTTTCCGTCGTGATCGTCGTTCCGTCGATCGACGCCACCCAAGCCATACCCGGCCAGAATGGGATCGCCACGTCCTTCGCCTGCAACTGGTCGAGCAGGTAGCGCAGGGCCTGAGTCTCTGCGATGGCGTTCGTGTCGACCTGATAGCGGAGCTGCCAGCGGCCCTCCCCGTCGTAGCGCTCGCGTTGCTCGCTTCCAGGCTCGGAAACGTGCACCTCCGTCCGAAACAGCCGGCTGAGCGTCAGGCCGGCCGCCGCAAGGGGCTCGAAGGTGAAGGGAACGGTGCTCATAGGAAAAGTGCCAATTTGGCGTTTTTAAATGGATAAAGACGCGCCATAGTCGCGCATAAGGTCGATCATCACGCCCGGGCCGTCGCGCCGGATCGCCTGGCGCATGTCGGCTTCGTCGCGTATAAGGTAGATCGGGATGTTGCGTTGCTCGCCGCCGCGATTGTTCGCTGTGGTCGAGGTGGCTGATGGGCTGGCCACGACGGGGGCGGCTCCACCTATCGCCGCGATCACAGAGCCCCGACTGCCACCGGCGTTCATGGCGCGCAGAGCAGGAGCAAATAAGTTTGTCGCGGCCGCCGTGATCATCGACTCACCGCGTGACATGCGGACCATGTTGGCGTCGTCACGAGGGCCACCCCGACCGTCGAAGGCTACGACGCCATCGGCAAAACCAGGCGTTTGCACGCTGGTTGTAGACCCGTCGTATGGGTTGGTCGCTCCAACCGCCGGTTCGGCTGGCATCGAGCCTCCACCCATACCGCCGATCAGCGAGCCAATCAAGACCATGGCCAGCGCGCCGAAGGCCAGCGCAATGCCGAACGAGGCAATGCTTTTGATGATCGCCGCCGGCGTCCACGCGGCCGCTTCCGTCATGCCCCGCATCTGCTCCTTGGCGGTTTCGGCATCCTTTGCAGCCGACTCAGTGCGCATCAGCCCCAACTTGGTCAGCGTCACTCGTGTCAGCGCGGCAATCCGCGCCTGCACCCATTCGGCGATTTCACGCGATGCGACCTTGCGAATACTTTTGCCGTAGTCGCTCCAGGCACTGCTCAGGTTTTGGGTGCCGTTAAGCATGTCCTCGATAGAAGAGCCCATAGCATCGAATGCCCCATCGGTCAGGTCGTAGACCGCATCGCCGATCGAGCCGAACGCAGCTTGGATCTCATAGAGGGCTCCCAACATCCCCTCCGACGCGCTCTGAAAGTGATCCATCGGATCGGTCAACCCGCCGATACTGTCACCTGTCGGTGTAAAGTTCTGGCCGTCAGTGCTGTCAAACACGGGTTGGCCCTCCAGCCGAGCGCGGGACTCTTCCAGACGGGATGGGTTCTTCTTTACGAAGCCGCCTTCATCGCGCCCACTGGGCTGATAGCCTTGCAGTTTGGCCGCTGCGAGCAGTTCTGCATTCGATAGGGCGCGACCAGAACTTCCCGTTCCACCAGTGGCTGAATTGGGTTCGCCGGTAGAGGTCTTCTCGAGGCTTGCGGAGTTCTTTTCTAGTGCGGCGCTAAGCTTAGCGACTTCTTCTCCAAACCTTTCGGTGGCTGACTTTCCGTCGACTTGATTGGCTGAATCCAGGCCGGCTGACAAACCTCCAAAGTAATCTTCCAGCCAACCCCGGCGAGCATCCGCATTGCCAACAGTGTCGACGCGGATTTCCTGCATTATCTCATCGTAAGAGCGGGCTTGCCGGGGCTGGTAGTCGGCAGGAGCACCGGCGTCCGCGACTTCCGAGAATGACCGCGCACCGGGGATTTGCCCCTTCGCAATCATTTCGCCTGCACCCTTGAAATATTGCCCCAGCCGCGTAAAGCGGTTCTCAAAGTAGGTGGCGATACGGTCCGCGGCAGCTTCAAAAGCTGCCACCAGGTAGGCCGTGGTGTTCATGGCCACGAAGCTGATCGAGTCGCTGAAAGCTTGGGCGAATTCTTTCAGCATCACCAGATTCGCCTTGAGCAGGCCCTTTTTGACGGTGTGGCCAAACTGGCTTTCCATTGTCCTGCCAGCGGCGTTCATGCCCGACTCGATACCTGCTTCGAGCGTCAGCGCGATCAGGTCGTCGACGCGGCCGGCAGCCCACTCTTGTTTGACCAACAGCACAAAGCCCCCGATCTGGTAGCCCAGGCGCTCGAACTTCCCTGATTCCAGCCCTTGGTCCAGCCATTCGTTTACCTCCCGTAAGACGGGGATCAACGATTCCGTGATCGGCCGGGCAATCCGATCCGTGACATAGGTGATGCGGTTCTGCATCCGCGTCAGGTGACGGGCGAAGCGATCAGCGGCGTCACCTACTTCGTCGCCGTAATATTTGCGCAGCGTCGCGGCGAACTTCGGCAGGAACTCATTGGAGTAAACATTTCCGAGCTCCATCTGTTTTGCCAGCTCAGCCGTCGTCATGCCCATCGCCTCGGCAGCGAGGGCGTTTGCGCCCGGCAGACGTTCGCCAAGCTGCTGGGTCAGCTCTTCGGCCGAGAGCTTACCCTTGTTCATGATCTGCTGGATGGCGTAGAGCGTGCCTTCCAGCGTCTCATTCGAAAGTCCCAAAACGGTACCTGCCTCCGACGTGGCTTCGAAAATTTCGCGTATTTCGGCCATCTGCAGCCCGGCTGGTTTGCCGGCTGCCAGCAGCTTCGAATAGCTTCCGGCTGCGCTGCTGATCGCCACGCCTAGTCGATCCGCTTCGCGCTGGGCGTAAAGGAACTCTTCTGAGGCTAGCGCCTGGCTTCCGGTGACCGCCTTCAGGGTGAAGTTGTAGCGGTCCATCGTTTCGACCGCGTCGACGCCCTTGGTGATCAGGCCGCCGATGCCGCCGATGCCGAGGAAGATCGTCATGGCGCCCACGACTCCGAAAATCAGGTTGCGCATCGAGGCGAAGCCCCGATTGAGGGCGGCGACGCCACCCCGGCGCAGCTCGGCAGCCTTGCGGCGGACCCGGTCCATCATGTCGCCGAGGTGGTCGAGCATGCTGCGGTTCTCGTTGGTCTCCTTGGCGTTTTTGGCCATCTCATCAGATAGGCGCCGCATCGCAGTCTGCATCTGATTCGTGGCCTGCTGCTTTTGGACGGCACTGGCGGCCGAGCCTTCCAGCGCTTCGCCGAGGATCCGCACCGCGCGGCCGTAGTCGCCGGCCGCTGCGGCTCCGGAGGCTTCCGCCCGGGCCAGCGCGAGCGACTGACTTGCGGCCCGCTCGGCCTCGATGCGGGCCTTTTCTTCGGCGGCCGCGACTTTCAGCTGCTCGATCTCTTGTTTCCGGGCGGCTTCAGCGGCTTCAGCTTCGGCCTTGGCCATGCTCCGGGTGATCGCCTGGAGCTGGTTGGTAGCCCGCTGCTTTCGCACAGCGCTGGCGGCCGACTTGTCTAGCGCCTGGTTCAGCAGGTCGACTGCTTCTTTATACTTCCCTTCGGCGGCCGCGCCGGTGGCCTGCGCCCGGGCCAACTCAAGGGCTTGGTTTGCCGAGCGCTCCAGCTGCTTGGCATTCTTCTCGGCTGCAGCGCCGGTTTCTCTCAGCGCGGTGGCGGCTTTGCGCTGCCCATCGCCTACGCCCTTGCTCGACTTGTCGAGACGGTCGGTGACGTCGACCAGCTTCTCGATCGAGACGCTGATCTTGTCAGCGACTGAGGAGAAGCCGTCGATCAGCTTCATCACAATCTCTAGTTTGTCGTCCAAGGGTGCAGGTGGTGGGATGGTTTAGCGCAGGCGTCGGCTGCGTTCGGCGAAGGTTTCGCGCGGGGCGGGCGGTTCGATGTATTCTGGCTGGTGATAGCCGGCGGCCTTCTGGAGCTGGTTGCGCATCTGGTTGTAGCGCTTTTGCCCGCCTTCGCCCCAGACGCTGGCGGCGGCGGCCTGGTTGATTTCGAGTTCCATGAAGAGCGTCTGGTATTCGAGGCGCCGCAGCATCGCGTAAACGAGCTGGCCCTTGTCCACCGGCCACGCCATGAGCTGCTCTTCGGTGATCCGGTGGACGATTTCGAGGTAGGTTCTTAGCTCTCCGTAGCTGCCGGCTCGGGAGTGTCTTCGGAGGTAGGTTTCGAGGCGGCGGTCTTGGTCATCAGGTCCCCGAAGAGATTCGTCAGCAGCTGGCCCGAAACCTTCCCGGCTTCCTCCCGGAGAGCGTCCCGCATGGATTCCACCATCATGGCCGTCTCGTCGATGCCCGTAGCCTTGATCTTGGCCGCCCGTCGCTGCGCCTGGATTTCGGCAGTCGCTTCCCTTTGCTCTTGCGCTTTCAAGAGCCTCTTCTTTTGCAAGGCGCTCCATTTCTCGAACAAAGGGAGCTGCAGCTCCGTCCCTTCTTCGACAAGCTGGAATTGGCTTTCAGCATCGAGGGCGTTAAACCACTCTTCAAAGCCGAAGTCTTTGGTCACAGGCGTTTCGGTGGTGGTGCCGTTGGCATCCGTTTGCAGGATCTTCTCGGTCCAGAGCTTGGCGGCCTCGTGTTCCGCCAGCCCGCCAAGCTGGTAAATCTCGAACTGCGGCATGACCCCCATGCCGATCTTCTTGATGATGACCTGCAGCTGCTCGCCCAGGTCGGTGAAAAGGATGAGTTGCTTGCGCCCCTCGTTCCAGATGTCTTGTTCGGTATTCATAGTGGGTGGTGGGTTTGAAATCAGGTAGTAATTTGCTGGTAAGGGTCACTGGTGCCTGGCCCGATAAAGACGTGATTGCCTGCGCCCACATAAATACGCGCAGTGGTGCCTAAATCGGGATTGTAAATGACTAGAGGTTTCCCAGCCGTAGTTTTGACCTCTAGCTGTGCCTCATGCTTGACGGGCTTTTTCCACAAGACCTTTGCGAGCTGTAGGTCCCAGACCTCCCAAAGGTCTTTATCCTGGTAGTTGCTCCCCCGAAAATCATGCTTCCAAACGCCAAAATCCAATTGTGTAGCGATGCCAGCGGCGACCTTTGGATCGATTGCCCAAATACGGTCCCCGCCTCCGGCGCCGAAAGACGGCGCAGCGAAGTTTGAATTCGAATTTTCGTCGAGGTAGGTATTGATGATCAGAGGACTCGTGCGCACCGATGCATAGATCGTATTTCCGGCCAGTCGAGGGTCAGGATATACGCGCAGCAGAGCCAGCCGGTCTGGGTTCCCTCGGACGTCTACGCCCCACGCCATGTTACGTGCATAGACAGACGTCGCTGCTGGGAATACTCCACTCACGCTTTGCATTTCCAATAGACTGTGGAGCTGACCGAGCGCGTAGGACTGCAGTATATTACTACCACAAAATGCGAGGATGTTCGTGCCCGTCTGTGCGCCTCTGACGACGATCGGAGCCGAGATATAACATTGATCCGAACGGGCGATACGTCGGAACGCGAACGTCGGGTTGGATCCCCATGAGGCGGGCTCGACGTAGTCGCCATCTTCACCGCCTTGGGCAGTGAAGATCGTCCCTACATCATTTGTTTCCGCGCCGACGTTTGTCGCATCCGCTCCGGGAGAATTTTCAATGCGGTACTTTTGGCCTACTACCAGCCCAAGTGTGTGGTCAGCTACTTTGCCATCCTGCGACCAGGAAATTTCCCGTTTCGCATCGATTCGGGTTTCGACCGTGGCCCCGTATAACCGGTCGAGTTTCAGCAAACCCGCATTGAACATGCCTTCATTCTGACCGGCGAGAATGTAACATCCGGACATGTGGAAGGCCGATCCGTTCTCTGCGATGACCACAGGCGGGAGGAATCGCCCTTCCGCTGGGCACTGGGAACTCTCAAACTTACAATTCGTCACATGGCACGAATGGAACTGATCGGCAAAAACCAGTGCAGCTCCATTGAAGCCCTCAAAATGACAGCCCAGAAAATGCACTTCATTCGAAACGAATTCAGCGCCTGAGACTACACCGTCATTCCCCCCTACAAAAACTGAAGGAACGCGGTCATCAGTCCAAGATCCGCCCCCGATCAGGACGGAGTCAGTGATCCGGAAATCTTGAAGGTGGTGACTGTGCAAAAGCTCATATCGGCAATTCTCATTGTAGACGGGTCCTTCGACGCGGCAGCACCACATTCGCCCCAGGCCGACATTTTTGAACGATAGCAGTGGAGCTGTAATGGACTCTCCGTTAAAACTGGTGCGGGTATCTTTGATACACACCCCATAAAATGATGTGCTGGCTCGAATGCCATTGTGGCTCGTAGGCACGCCGCCGCCTGGCAGCGACTCCGACACGAAGACGGGCTCATTCGATGTGCGCGTGATATAATGGCGGTCCGAATCTGCCGCTCTGTGGTCGAAGTTGCCGGGCCCCCAAATGGCCAGACCGATTTTGCATACTACCGGCTGGCTGACCGAGTATCGCCCTGGGACTTCGACCGAACGAAATATCTTGCAGGCACACTGCAGACCGTGCCACGCATCTGATGCATTTTCTCCGGCACGCTGATCAAACCATACAGGTGATCCTACGCCGCAAACAGGCAAGCCGTCTGCCCGCAACTGATCCGGGCTGTCCAGTTCGAATATCTGCGATGCACCTTCGGCGCGACCATTGAACAGCAGTTGAGCGCTGCCGGTCACTTTGATCACGCCGCCATCTCCTCTAAGCGTCACATCCGAGGGGACTTCGAGCGTGCCTGATGATATGGTCCAGCTGCCGCGCGGGATGGTGATCACTCCTTTGGTGGCATCAAACACAGCCTGAATAACGGTGCGCTGGTCAGAGGTACTCGGAATAGCCACTGAGCGCAGACTGAGTGCCACCGTGTTGTCGAGTCGCGTGAGCGCTCCCGCAACCGTATCACCGGAAAAGGTGACTGCACCAGCGGTGATCGGCAGCGGCGTCTGAGCTGGGAAAGAGGATGGTATATTCGTCAGCTGCTCCCACAGAATGGCCTTGTCCGTCCCCTCGATCGACTCGCCGCCGTAGATCACATGGAAAGGCGACGTTTGAATCACATCGCCTGCAGGCTCGATCCATTTAATGCGCCCGAAAAGGGTAGGATAAGCCAGTCCTCCCAATAGATTGCCGCCTGTGTTCAGGGTGCCACTATAGTCACCTGCGTCTGTATTGCGGCTCCAGGCAGACAAGACACTCCCGGGGATCGCATTCTCCAAATCATCGGGCACGTAAAGCTCGAGGACGATCGTAGCGCCTTCTGGTAGCATGGTCGGGGTCGAACCATTCACGAAAGACAACCGTAGCGGACGCGGTCCGCCACGTGAGATCCGTGCAGGTCCCCCGATCAGCTTTTTGGTGGCAAGGTCAACTTTGAGGAAAACGTAGCTCATTGACAGGAATAAGCGCGCCGGGTTTTACCGGCGCGGGAAATGAAGATCCGCTCTAGCTTTCGTTGATTCGCTGTTCGACGATGCCGGCTTTGTGGACGGTGAATTCGGCCGTCGGGCGCATTTGCCCGTTCTCGCCTACTTCGAAACCGCCAGTGATGTAGAGGGTCCCAAAGGCCCCGATATGACTGTGGAAGTTGGCCGGGCCGCCCTTGGCGTGGATGTAGATGTCTGCGAAGCCCTTGATCTGTTGACCGCTCATTGCCTTGGCGCGGATCATGTATTCGGGGCTCGAACTCGTGATCTCCGGAGCGGTGATAGTGGGCGTGATCACGTCATCGTTGATGTCACGCAGCCAATGGATTTTGCCTGTCACTTGGTCGAGCTCGAAGTCGACTCCCGCCACCAGCGCCGTGGAATCGCTGGAGGGACCGTAGACAGTCTCGACCCCGGCCAACGTGACGGCCGTAGGAAATGCCACCCGCAGGCCGGTGGTGGTGAACAAAGGCGTCAACATGCCGGCTTTTACACCAAGGCCGGCATCGCCCTCGTCAAAGTCGAAGGGCTGACCGGCAACAGCGCTGAGGGCCGTCTGGGCATTGTCGCTCGCCACGGCCCCCCAGTCGTAGTTGGGGTCGTGCATCGTCATCAACCACAGCTGATTGGTGCCAAGCTCGGAGAGCGTGAGCGGGTATTTCATGCCTGCGCCATTAGGGCGGCGGCCTACCACCTGGGGGCCGTTGCGGCCAAAGCGGGTCACATCTTCACCGTCGTTGCGCGGCTCGTAGGCGAGGCGAGGGAGACTGCCGAACTGCTCAAAGCGGCGATGGTTTTCGGCGAGGGTGCTGAACTTGGACAGGGCAAAGTGAAATTCGCCCGTCCCAGAGCACTGGAGGTAGTCCTTGTAGTAGGATTCCATGGGTTACTTCTTGGAGTTTTCGGTGGAGGGCTTGGCGGCCGTGGTGCCACGCGGAATCGGTACCAGACCTTTGCCTGGAACGTTGAAGCCGACCGCCTTGGGCGTCAGCTGTTCGGCGCCCGCGCCATGGGCCTGAGTGATAGCCTGGACGTAGGCCCATTCTGCTGGCGGCAACTGATGTTCCAGCACGCGCACCACAGCCGCTCGATCGCTGCACTCAGCGAGGTGGTTGTAGATCTGCGCCTGGCGATCGAGAGGCACCTTTGGGTGCTTATCGGCGATACTGTCGGGATTGGTGATCAGGTTCATGGATCGAGTTTAGGTTGTGGCGTGAGCGGTGCGGCCGAGGGTTCGGCGCTTGGTGCCCAGCGCGATCGAAATGGTTTGCACGTAGCCTTCCTTGGCCGGGCCATCGTCGTCTTTGGCAAAGATGGCCGGGTTGCCCTCGTCGACCGCGCACCAGGCGTGCGGCAGGTTCTCGGGATCGAGGGGCATGGCTTCTACCAGGTCGCGTGAACCCTCGTGGACGTTGAAAACGCCGGGCGTAGTGTCATCGCCGAAGAAGGCCAGCGACTCTTCGCCCACGGTGATCGTCGCGTCGAGGTAGAAGACGTAGACCTCAAAGACGCGGTGCGTGATGAGGGTCTGCCCGTCGCGTTGGCGCCGGTAGGAGTCGCGGCCGGGCACGATGAGGCAAGACCGCTCGCTCAGCTCGATCAGCTTGGAGAGCTGCTCGTTGACGTTCCGGTTGGACGTGCCGAGGTGGATGGTGCCTTCGGCAAACACGGGCTCGATGGGATCGCTCCATCCGAGCTGGTAAAGCCGGGCGCGGAGGGCTTCAAGGGCGGCGCGTGGATCGTCGTAGGCCATTAGCTGTTTCCCCCTCCTGCAAAGTCGCGCGCGGCGAGGCGCTGGATGGCGCGGATGGCCGCACCCCGCATGGCGGATTTCTTGGGCAGCACGGTGGGATCGGGGGCATGCTTAGAGCTGCGGCGCAGCACGTAGACGCCTTCGATGTGATCGTCGAATTGCACGGCGAGGATGCCTATGGTCTCCGGCTTGCCCTTTTTGGACGGGAGCTTGAACATTTGCAGCCCGGTCGACCGCTCAAAGTCGCGGGCGGTTGTGCCCTTGGATAGAGGCGAAATCGGAATGGCCAGCGCCTTCTTCTCAGTCGGGCGAACGGTGCCGCCGTGGTAGTGCAGGTTGATGCCGACTTGTGAGACCGAGACCACCACGCCGCGCTCGTCGACCGACCAGCTCGTGGCGGAAGCCGCCTTCGCGTAGTAGTGCTCGCGGGGCCCGCCCAGCTTATTCGGCTCGGCCGCGTCCTTCTTTTGCAAGTGGACTTTTACGACCGTTGCAACGGCCTTGCCGATGGCGTGCAGGTAGCGCGGCTCTGAAGGTGCCCCGTGCAGCTGGTGCATGAACTCCTGCAGCGGCTTGGAATTGATGGTAACGGAGGTGATGCTCATTCGTCGTCCTCCAGGTCAAGGTCTTCCAAGGGCGTGGCCACGAAGCGGCCGGAAGCGTCGAAGCGGCCAATGCCGCTCGCCTCGAGCGCACGGCGCAGCTGCGGGTCGTTCACCTTCGGCTGAGCCGAGGGCGGCACGTCGCCAAAGGTGTCGTCCTGCGGAGTGGGAGGCTGATCGCCCGGGTTCATCACGCCGAGCGCTTCGGCTTCGTCGACGAAGATGTCGACCCGGCCCATGCCAGAGTTAAAGTCGAAGGGCGGCCACGGTGTGCCGAAGCGCGAAATCTTGCGCCAGATGGGATCGTTTTTCAGCGCGATCATGCGACCGCCGTAGAACTGCCCGCCAGCCGCGCGCCACCTGGTGGGCCAGTCGCGCGGTTCCATGCGCTGGGCCACGCGGATCAGCTCTTGAGCCGGGTAGAGAAAGAGGATGTCGGGATCCTGATCGAGTTTCCACTGGCCGTAGCCTAGGGCCATCTCGACGTTTGTATTCAGGATCAGTTCCAGGCGGGCGTCGGTCATCAGCGCCGCCGGATCGCCCAAGCGGACCAGGTCGCGCAGTTGAGCCTTGGCCATGGCGGTGCCCAGTTCGCCGTTGAGGATTTCGTCCACGACCACCTGCACCTCTTCGAGAAATTCGATGTTCTGGACGCGGGCGGAAAAGATCGCCGATCGGCGGAACTCCAGTTCGAGCAACTCGATTTCCTCAGTGGTGAGAGGAGTCGGCCAAATCTCCCGCACGCGCCAATCGGCGAGGGCTTCAGAGAATGGAACTGGCTCGGTGAAGATCATGGAGGTGGGAAAGGGATCGGCTTAGAGACCGTTGAGGCTGTCGCGGGTGGCGAGAGGGGTGGTTTTCTTGACGACGGTGACGGCGGCGCCAGTGGCGAAGGTGTCGTCGGTCGCGCCTTCGGGCTGCTCCACCCGAAACTTGCAGGCGGCCACCTGGCGCAAGAGCACGAGGGCGGCGTTGTAGAGGTCCATTCGGGTCTCGCTGACCTTCTGGTCGACGCGGGCTGGAATGCGCACCGTGATGAGGTGCAGCGCGGCTTGCAGGAGGTTCGACGGGATCGTGTCACCGGCGGCCAGCTCGTTGTGGTCGCAGGCGGCGACGTAGCCGCGCACTTCGTCCACCACTTGCTTGATCGTCTCCAGTACGGGATCGGCCTGCCCGGCCGCCGTGGCGACAGTGCGGTATTTCTCGATCTCGCGGGCGTTGAGGACCGTGAGCACGTCGGCTTCGGTGATCTGGATCCAGCTCATAAAGAAGGGAGGAGCCCGGGCGAGAAAACCTCTTAACTCGCCCGGGCGGTGGGCATGAGGACGATATGGGACCTTACGAAATGGTCGCCTTACGGATGCCGAGAGTGCTCGTGAGCACGATCGACGAGTAATGCTCGACGGTGATCGCGATGAGCTTCGGACCCATCTCGCGCCGGTAGACGCGGATGCGGCCGCCGCCTTCGACGGGCGATACAAAGCGCTTGATGCACGAGGGGTCGTTTACGCCCAGGCCGCTGACCGCGTAGAACATCAGCACCTGATTCGCGACATAAGGCGTCAAAGTGCTGGCACCCTTGTAGCGGGCATCGGTGGCCGTGATCGACTCGACGTTCAGGAAGCTGCCAACCTGCTGCACCGACATCGCCGCGCTGGCGTATCCGCCGGCGTTGTTTTGGGCACGGCAGGCAGTGACCCGCTTTTCCCAGGCCGTTTCGCCATAACCGACACGATTCGGGCGAAGGCCAACCGCTTGCTGTGAGAGCAGCAGCTGATTGCGAATGTCTTGTTCGGGATCTTTGCCGGCCGTCGTGTCCCACGTCAGATTGACGTTCGTCGCGGCGGCCTTGAGCAGGTTGATGGCCCGGCGGATTTCGTTACGCTTCAGGCGTTGCATCAGGCGCATCGTCTCCTGTTGTTCGGAGAAGGGCCCGTTGAGCTTGTCGCGGTCGAGCACAATGGTCAGGCCCTTGTTCAAGGTCTTGCCATTCTTGTCGACGGCGCCGCGTTCCTTCACGCGGGCGAAGTCGGCATAAATCTCGCGGACATCTTCATCGCCGTCGTCGCTCCAGAACTCATCGCTGTGGAGGAATTCCTTGTATTCGAAGAGGCGCGGGACCTGGACGCCGGGGGCGTAGAATTCCAGGAGCTGCTCCAGCGGATCGCTGTCCCAGCCGCCCACGATGTAATTCGTCAGTGGCTCGCTGTATTGGCTTTCGTCAAAGCGGGACTCGTTGGAGGCGTAAACGAAGCCGGGCTGGCAGTTGCTGCCTTGGTCGGCATGAACGGCTTCGAGCGGGATCGCGTAAGGTTCGAGAACGGAAATCATGGTAAAAACGATTCGGTATGGTCGGTAAGCGGCGGCTTAGGCTTGCAGAACCTTCAGCTCGGCGGGTTCGGTGAGGGCGGCCCCCACGGCGGCGATGTCGGTGCCAGCGGTGCCAGAGAAAGCGGCCAGCACGACCACCTTCACCGGAGCATGGGTTTCGACGATGATCTCATCACCGTCGGCAGTGGCGGCAGTGCGGGCACGGCCGATGCGGTAGTAGGTGCCTGCGGCGGCAGGCTCGTTCTGCACCTTGCCGGCAGCGGCGACGTAGACCGGCTCGTCGGCGGCGATCTCTTCACTGGCGATCATCCGCTTGCCGACGGGTTTGCCAGCCAAAAGCCGCACGGTGCAGAAGTCTCCCAGGGCGGCAGTCGCATCGACAACGCCCAGAGGCACCTCGTTTGCGGCACAGATGGCGACCTCGTTGTCGGCAGTGCCTTGGGTGACAAGGCAGCTGGCAAGAGTCAGGGCCTCTTCGGCCACACGGGTTACCGCGCCGTATTCGATTTCGTTGGGCGGGGCGACGTTGCAGGCGATGATGGAATCGCGGTTGCGAACGTAGAACACGGCGAAGGCGAACAGGAAGAGCACTAAAAAAAGGATGGGCACGAACATGGTAGTAAGTGTGGAAATGGAAGATTGACCGGAGTTAGGCCTTGCTGTTGGCGATGGCCACCAGCTCGGCGGTGATCTGGCAGGGCGTATCAGCGGCCTGATCGGCCTTGATCTGCGCTTCGATCACGGCGACCGCCTGCTCTCGAGTGAGGCCAGCCTTCATCTTGCGCTGGATGATCGGCTTGAGGCGGTCTGTGAACTGAGACGACGCAGCCGAGAGGGCGGCGAGGTCTACAGGAGTGTTGGCCGCGGGCTCGTTGGCCACGGGCTCATTGGCCACGGGGGCCGAAGAATTGGTCTTTCCGGACATGGTATTTAAAGTGTGGTGTTGGTGGCGGGCTGGCGGGGATTAGACCGTCTGCGGATCGGTGTTGGCGGTGGCGGTCTCTTGCTGCCACGTCTCCCAGGCAGCGCGGCCTTCGGGCGATGCGGAAGCGGCCTGGTTGGCGGCCTCGTAGGTCATGCCGGCGGCCATGTGCCCGGCGACGAGCTTTTCATAGGCCGCACGGCCCTTGGACTCGACGGGCGCCCGGCGGGCGCCGAGGCCCGCAGTGTAGGCGTTCTGGGCGCTGTGAACGGTGGTAGCTTTCGCTCCCAGCTCCTTTGAGACGGTCTCGATCGCGGCCTCGTTGGCGGCATCGACAATGCGCTGCTCGAAGCCCGTGCGCTCGGCGGCGGTGATGGCGCCGCGCTTCACGTGACCGTCGACAATGAGGGCGGCCCGGGCCTTGCGCTCGTTGGCGAAAGCCGTCTGGGCGGCCTTCAACTTCGAGTCTTCCGAATTCGCGGCGTCGGCCGTCTGCTTGAGACCCGCCACGCTGGCGGTCATCTCGGTGATCGAAATCGCATCGGCGCCGGGCGTTTCTGCGACGGTATCTGCTACGCGCTCGTTGGAAAACCCGAGGGCGAGCAGGAGTTTCTTCAGTTTTTCGTTCATGGATGTGCTTTTCGGGTTCGGCGCGGTAGCGGAGTTGGCCGCAGCCGCATCGGGGAGATTTGGCCGGTCCGTCAGCCCCAGACTGAGGAGCTTGACCGGCGAAAAGATTCGGGGGGCGGTCGAAACGGCGCGCATGGCCCAGCGCGGCGAAAAGCGCCACTTCTTGCGCTCGCGGACGTTCGCCCATGCCTCGGCCCAATCGACCTTCAGGTAAAATCCGTCGTCACGGGCCTCCATGCCGGTCACGACGCCATAGGGACTCGTGTCTTCGTGCCCTTCCTGGTTGGCAAAGGCAGCATCGTCCGGATGGCCGATGTAGACCGGTGGACGGTGGCCACCCACCCCGAAGGCGCGCTTCAGCCGATCCCCGGTCGACTTGAAGGCCTTCACCATGGTCTCGGCGCTCGCCTTCGTGATCCGCTGGAGACCGAGCGAGTGCGGCACGTCGCCGTAAGTGGCAACGCGATACCAGCCATCAGAGGCGTTCGACATCTCTTCCAGCGGGCCGCAGCAGAACTGTTCTTCAGCGGGCGCTTCGGAAGGGTCTTGCTCCTCATTGGCAGCAGAGGCCAAATCGAAGGTTGCATGCCCAATCGTGGAGGCATTGCAAAACGGCGAGAATGCCTTGCAAAACGTCTCCGGCGAATCGACTGGCTCATGACATGGGCAAAGGGTGTCTAGGCTCACAGGGGCGATTTTCGGTTTCATGCTGATTGGCGGCTGAAAAGGTTCTTCAGGAATGTGAGGATCCCGCGCTGCTGGACCGTCTCCGGCTCGGGTTCGGCGGACAAAGATTCGCCCTTGACGATAGCGGCTTCGGCGGCGCCGTTGATAAAGGCGGCAGCCTGGCCTTGCACCATGACCTCGGGCACGGCGTCGGCTTCGTTCATTTGGCGGTAGAGGTCGGGCATTTCGGCCCGCAGGTTGCGCAGGATAGCGTCGCGCTCTTCGGTCGTGGCGGCATTGGCGGCACTGACGAGTCGCTGCCGGATCGGATCAGTCAGGTGGGCGCGTGCACGAGCCACGCGAGCTTGCATGCTTTGCTGGAGCTGTTGGGCAATGCTTTCGCTTTCGATGCGCACCTTTGCAGCGGCATTGGCGGCCTGCTGCAGAGCCCCACCATCGGGGGGAGTGTCCCGGCGGTGCTTCCCTTCGGCCTGAGGGTCTGACCGACCCGCCGGGACTTCACCCTCTACCCCATTTGGCTGTGACTGACGACTGGCAACCAAAAGTTCTGTTTCGCCCTCGGCGGGCGCGGGCAGGCCAAATTGTTCGCGGTAATCGTCCTTTGCGATTTCGATACCACGATCGATGGCTTTGTCCCACTTGGCCTGCTCCTTCTCAGTATCCGTGCGGTCTTTGGGCAGGATCTTGATGTAGGCCAGCAGCCGATCAGAGCCAAAGAGCATGCGACCGATCTCGCGGTCGACGTAGATGTTGAGCGCCTCGGTGAGCATGTTCGCGTCGTCCTGCTCGATGTTCTCGCGCTCTTCCTCCTGCTGCGTGGCACCGACGGCGTCGCCCTTGGATTGGCTGGAGAGGTCACCGCCACGCCAGAGCGCCATGATGCTGCGCTCCATGTGCTCGACCAAAACCTTCTGCGGCGGTTCGCCGTTGGTGGAGATGGTGTTCATCTCCACCTCTTCGGCCATGCCGGTAGCGATGATGGAATCGTTGGCGAGGCCCCGCAGAGCCTCCACCCATTCTTTCCACTCCTTTGAATCTTTGGTGGCGGGGGTTTTGCCCTGCACCCACGGGAAGCCGTATTTCTCGCTGAGGATCAGCCAGTCTTTGAGCGGCAGGCTCTTGAACATCCACGCCACGCTGGTCGCCTCCATCAGCGCCACGTCGGCGCTCGTGATCATCCATTGACCACGGTTCAGCGGGATACCGTCGGTCGCCCAATCGAAGGGCAGGAAGCGGAGGCTACCGGTACGGTTCTCGAAGAACCAGAGCGGCACGAAGACGAAAGTAGCGGTGTAGGCGTCGCGGCCCTCGTTGTCGGTGTCGGGCTCCCAGAGGATTTCATGGACGGCGTAGCCCTTGGCCACCGCATCCATCATCTGACGGAAGAGGAGCTGGGCGCCGCCCTGCTTGTCCTGGTCCACGCCGTGGCGCGCGGTGCAGTTGTTGTAAAACCACTCCAGCGCTTGCTTGTGGCGGGCAGCCTCGGGCGAATCGTCGACCGTCAGAATCTGCCAATCGAGAAGAGCGGCCGCGCGCTTGCGCTTCGGGATCACCGTCTGGCAAACCGGGTCGCGTTCCTCGATCGACTGCCAGACCTGCGAGGCTTCCGTGAGGTAGCCGGCGTGGTAGGCATCGAGCACGCGCACCAGGCGTGTCGGGTTCATGTTCCGCAGGGGCGAGAACCGCGAGTTCTTGTGCTGCTCGACGCGTTCGGAGCCGAGGGCAGGCATAGCCGCATTGGCGGCCGGCAAAGTGGTAGGAAGTTGCTCAGCCATTAGAGAATCACCTCCTGACGGCCGTGATAGGCCGCCATGCTGGGACGTTCTTCAGAGAATTTGCGGGACACGGATTGCGAGCAGGGCGGCACGGTAGCGTTGCTGCCGGCATACATTGCCAGCGCCAGCGCCCAAAAGCGGTCGGCGTGGCTGTCCGTCTTGCCTTCCGCTACAAAGCGGATGTTCCCGACGGCCGACGTTTCCTTCCGCATCATGCGGAAGTCGGCGTGGACTTTCTTGTCGTAGGGAATGCGAAGCGTGTGGTCTTCGAATGCGCCGCGAACTGGATAAGCCATCGTGGCTTTGGAGGTATTGGAGAACGTGACGCCCTCGATCTTCCAGATGCCGTATTCGCGCTGGGCATCTTCAACCGGCTTGGAGCCCATGCCGGTTTCGTCCAATGCGCCTTGGCGGCATAGGCCAAGCAGCGGGAAATAAATCGCGGCCTGGCGATAGTGCGGCACGCGGAACATTTCGACCACGGCGCGCGTGAACAGCATCCCTTCGGCGCGCTCCAGCACCCACACCACGGTAAGGTCTTGGTTGCGGCCGAAGTCGATGCCGACGAACAGCTCGCGACGATACCACGAACCGGGCGCCAGATGAGTCGGCGACAAGTCGGGATGCAGCAGGTAGCGGATGCTCCCCTTGCGCTGCTTGATCTCATCCCAAATCTCTTCTGTCGTCTCGCGCAGGTTTTCAGCCGCCTTATAGCTGGCCGCTTCGAGCATGTCCTGCGTGATGAAGGCCGAGCCTTCATCTTCTGGAATGCACATGTATTCCTGGTTGAAAGCCGTCTCGTCGGTCGCTCCTGCTTTCGTGTAGTCGAAGTAGGCCTGCTCATCCATCGCCATCCGAGGATCGTGCTCGGGTAAACGCTGCTGCAGCTTGAAAAGGAGGCCTTGGGCCAGAGCGTCTTCGAGCGTGACCCGGTGGTGGCTGATGTTCTTCGGATTGCCACCCTCTACGATCTCACGGATCAGGGTGTTGAAGTAGTTCGCTGCGCCCCGGTGCGTGCTGAAGATGTCCATCGAACCGCCCCAGGTGATGCCGGGGTAAGCGATGTCGTAGAGGCGCTTCGGGTCCTTGTGCAGCGCGAACTCATCAAGTTTGCGCGTACCGCGCTTGCCTGCCTGAGCGTCGGGATTGGACGACAGGGAGAAGATGCACTTGCCCGACGGGAAGCGCAGGACGAACGCACTGTGCTTCTCGCCTTTATCGTCGGAGACATCCTGCAGCCCCAGAGCATCGGCACCCTTTTGATAGAGTTCCGCCCAGAACGTGGCGTCGTCCAGATAGAGCTTGGCTTGCAGTTCGTCGCGGGATGAGACCCACACGTCATTCGAACCACTGGCGGCACACTCCATGGCTGAGAGGGCATCCGTCCATGTCCAACCGATCTGGCGCGACTTCTCGGCCAGCTTGACCCGGCTCTTGTCGTCGGCCCACTTGCGCTGGAATTCCAGCAGCATGCGATCCGGTTCAGCCGGGATGCATCGGGCGGCACCCTTGAAACCTTTGGGGACAATCGGCTTCATAGGCGCAGGCCCTCCCGGATCTTTGCCAGCCGTTGCTCCGGCGACAGGCTATCGTCTTCGACGACCTTTGCGGCCTCGTCGAATTGCGCCGCCTTTTTCTCCAGCAGCGAAATCTTGCGCTTCTCAATTTCCAGCTTCTCGACTTCGAGGCTGTATTTCTTGTCCGCAATCAGGCCTTTGAGCAACGCACTCACGCTCTTGGCGTCCACGTCGCCGGAGGCCAGAAGATCCAGCGTGAACTCTTTCACCGCTTCGACGATCACGGGATCGTAGCTGGCAGGAGCCTCGGCGTGTAGTTCGTCGGCGGCTTGCTGCACGCGTTCGCGGCCCTGGCGGAGCCGGCCGATAAATTGAGCGGTGCGCATCTCCTTTGCCCAAGTGGCAAGGGCGGTGCGGCTGATGGTGATGCCGTAGCCGCCTTCCGCCTCGGGGATGGCCAGCTCGTTCACGACATCGTCAAGGCTCTTCTGCTCGGTGAGAGCAAAGATCGCCTCCTGAGTCGCTTCGGGCAGGTTGCCGAGCACGGAATCTGAGCGTCGCTTTTTCAAGTTCTTAGAAGAGGTTTGGAATGCGTTGTTCACATAGGCCGAAAATCGGCCTAAAAGAGCCCTTGGGACTCTCCATATCCGAGGCCCGCGGCGCTCAGCAGCCAGCGATGCGGACCGCCAAGCAGGGCGGACTTAGACGCCACCAAGCCGTTTTGAGCGAGATAGTGGAGCTGGTGGCAAGTGGTCTCCTCGGTTAGCCGTGGGAATTCATTCGTCAGGGCCATATGGAGGGTCTTCGCGGTCATGCCGGTGTCACGATAAGGCTCCAGCAGCTGCAGCATCCGCTTGCGCAGAAAAGTGATGTCTTGGTATTCGGCCATGGGTGGATCAGTTGGGTTTGCGCGCCTGGAGCGCGGTGAGGACCATGTCGAGCTTGCCGTTGGTCTCCTTTTGCTGGGCCTTGATGTCGTCGAATTGCTTGTCGAAACCGCGATTTTGTTGTTCGATGGCTGAGAGGCGCTCGCCAGTTCGGGCATCCTCCTGGCGCATCTTTTCCAGACGCTCTTCAAATGTCTTGTAGACCCCGCTGATCGACGCCCGCCGGAGTTCATCGGCACTCGTCAGCCCACGCTGCACAGTCTCGCTGAGCCCGCGTAGTTCGGCTTTGGTGTCGGCCTCGAATTTCTGGAACTCCTCCTTCCCGGTGAATTCGCTCGCGAGGCGCACTTCGATCGGTTGACCATCGATGGCGGTGGTCTTGCGGCCGATCAGATTTTTGACGCTGTTGGCAATCATTAAGACAAACGCGAGGCAGCCGAGGAATCCAGCGAGAGTGACGGGATCAGGGACGTCAGGCACAGCAGCAGATGGTTGGATGTGACGAGGAACCGGGCCTACAGGGCCGCCGCGATCGCGAGGTTGTATTCAGCCTGCGGATCATTCCCGCTCGCGGTAGTGCCACTGGACGGCACGAGCTGACTCGTGGCTCTATCGAGCGCCAACATGGCAATCGCTTCCGGAAGCCTGGCGACCAACTCTTCGCTGAGTTGCCTCCCGATCGCTCCGGGTTCCGTGCTCACGGCAAAGGCGGAGTCTACGGCATCCGAGATGAGCGGCATGTAGGGTTCCACCTCGTCGACTTCCTGACCCAGCCGCTGCAGGCCGATCGTTACGGCCAGCCTGGCGGTTTCCTTCAGCGATTGCTGCAGTGCCGGACTCATCGATTCGCACCCTGTAAATGGCATAGCGAGGCCCATTGGCAGGACCAGCAGCATCAGCATCGCAGTTGTGCCGGAGGCCCCCTGCTTTTTGGTCTGCAGCGGGACCCTGGCGACGATGCGTCCGTAGAGTGAGATCGCAAAGCCCGCGATCACGCCGATCGCCTCCACGACCTGCTGATAGTCGGCATCGGTCACCCGCACGTCGAAAACGGCGAGGAGGGCGAAGATAATGGAGACAATCAGCCCCCATACGGTTTTGCTCTGGTGGATCGGTTTGCTATTCATGACTGGGCGCAGGTTCATAGGTCCAGGGAGTGACGGTGGATGGCGACTGGCAGCCGCCGAGAAAGAGCGCAGCGAGAGCCGCGAGGATTAAAGCAATGCGAGCCATGCGGAGGCGTTTTCGGCGGGGTTGAGTGTCGTCCAACGGCGTGTTTGAGGTTCGTAGGTCATCCAACCGCCTACGGTGCGAATAATGTTGATCGCGTGACCGCGATGCGGTGCGCCGTCGAGGCGGTAGCAAAGCATGCCGACCGCGACGCCTTGAGCTAAGTCGCCTTGATGGCGAGCGGCGGCTAAATGCTTTTGCTTTGCCAGCGCCCACGCGCATGCCGCGAAATCTTCACAGTCGAATTGTTCGCTCCACCGGAGCGCTCCGGCTGCGAACAGCATCTGGGACAGCTCTTCGTTGTAGGCATCGACAGCCGCCCGACTGACGACGTTGTAGGTCGCATCCAACGCGTAGATGTCGACGTGGGGATAGACCGCCCGCAGCTCCTCCGTGATTTGGCCACTGGTGAGCATAAGCAGCCCACCAGTGGCAGAATCTGGATTGCTTAGTTCATCGCTTTGGTGTTTGGGTTGCTCGCTCGGTGCCTGCATGACGCCGCCGATAATAACAGGCACAAAAAAAGCCCGCAATGAATGCGGGCGCTGCGGGCGATACAACTGTTACGGGTGTTATTTGGAGCCTAAAAAAATGGGGCGCAAGGGCTTATTTGGTGCTTTTCAAAGCCTCGGTACGAGAGGAAATCCACTCCGCATTGCTCAATGCCCTGTCGATCAAGCGGACCAGCTGCTCGGCGTTGTCGATGTCGAAACTCATGGCGTGGCGACTGATCCCCCTGCCGGGATCGTCGGGCCTGATGATGATTTGAGGGGCTAACATTCCATTGGTCACGCTTACCTGCCCGCCTGTATATGGGAAATCCGCTGCCTGATCAGTCAATGCGGCATCAACAGCAGATTGTAATGCTTGACCGCAACTCTGGAGCTGCTCCAGTCCAAGGAGCATGCGCAATCCATGGGGATCCTTTTCTTCAATGGAGACTAGTCCCGTGTCTTTGGCGCTTTCAATATATAGAAAATAATTTAGCTGGACCTTGCTTTCAGAGCCAGCGATCTGACCAATCTCTGTTGATATTACGACCGCCGAACGAGGTTTTTGTGGATTGGCGACAAGAATCGGCGGCAGGGCAGCGACAATCAGGAGTATTGCGACGATGACTTTCATAAAAGATTGAATAGTGGGTTAAATCGACACGGAAAAGATCATTTTTTTTCCGAAATGTCTTCGAATAGCTTCACGAGAGCATTGGCTATAGGAACAGACTCTCCCCCATCCTGAAGGAACTGTACTACGTTCGAAAGTGCCTGCTCCGTTTGCTCTTGTTTATTAGCAAGGTCCTGAAGCCATTGCCGTTCAACCTTTGAAAGATGGGATGGAGGCCGCTTGGCCAAAGCCGGAAGCACATCAAAAAGTCGACGCAGTTGAGCGTCGAGAATATGAGCTGCCTCAACCGCGCTAGACAGTTGCTCTGATTTCTGCTCCGAAAATCTAGAGCGATTGCCATAAGCTGGTGAGTCCTCTCTAAGCGTCAGGGGATAGCCTTTGCCTTTGGAAAGGCCAGCATTCTGCTCTGCTTCTTCAAGCTTCCTCCAGGTTTTCTCGGAAATCGGCTGCTTACCGGCTCGGTTTGCAAACAACGTTGCTTGGCTAATACCGATATGGTCGGCAAGAGCCCGTAGGCTGACCCCCAAGCGTCTTGATAACGCATCGGTACGCTCTAAAAAAGAGCGCTTATGCTCTAATTCATCTTGCATTGCTCCAATTTTTGTGGTCCAAATTAGAGCATGCCCCGGCAACTACTTGCACTCAAGCGCCGAATGCTCGGCGTAGTAAACCAAAATGAAGTGGCCCGTAAACTAGGGATCCGGGTGGAGCACGTTAACCGCGTGCTTAACGGACATCGCAAGAGCCGACGCGTTTGTGACGCGATCGAGGCGATGATTGCGGAGCGCGAAACCCCGTCGAAGGGAGTCAACTAGCCATGGTCCGCCAGCGGTCAGTGCAGTGCCCGCTGACGTTCCTTTCACAAAAGGAACAAGAGGACCTGTTTCGTTTTTCCGAAAAGCAGTCGGCCGAAGCCTTGGTAAAACATATCCAGAAGCGCTACCGCATGACTGTCACCCGCACCGAGGTTTTCAACTGGGCATCCGCTTGGCGCGCCGAGCACTGGCCGCGGCGCTTTAACCGAAAAGCGGAAGCCGCCCAACTTCTTCAATCCGCGCTCGACCTGCTTACCTCGGACAAGCCCAACCGAAGCATCACTTAACACCATGTCTTCCCACGCCAAGATTCAAGACCAGTTCGACTACCTGCTGCCAGCAGGGAAGGAGTGGTTTGGCGTGAAGGAAGCGGCGGCGATTCTCGACCTTTCGCCTGGCTTCGTCCGCGACGCTTTCGACATGGGCAAGCTCTGTGGGCACGCCCACAACGGCAGCGCCGCCAAGGGCCGTGAACAGCGCTACGAGCGCCGTATCCCGCGCGAATTCCTGATCCTGTATCTCATCGAGACGGCCAATTACGACACCGGCAGCGCCGTACAGCGACACCTCGAAGCCCTCCGCCGCCGCAGTCTTCCAGAGCTGATCCAGATCCAGAGCGGTATCCGCGCCATCATCCAACAAAAGCAAACCTACTGATTTCCCATGCCTACACGCCAAATTGATCATGTCGACCCCTTCAAGGATCCGTTTATCGCGAGTCTGGCCGAGCGTTTTGAGCAAGACCGCGAGGCAGCGATTCAGGCAGCAAACCACACGCAATGGCGGACGTTCTGTTGCGGCACCATCCTGCGGCTCATCGCTGAACGCTCCATTCATGGCACTTTTGAGGCATACTGCCGCGATCGGCTTGGCATGCCCAAGCAAACCCAAGTCCGCTGGCGCCAGACCTCCAAAGACATGGTCAAACAGCTTAGCAAAAGTACCAATTTGGTACTTTTGCCCTCGCTGGACGCGCTAGTCCAAATGCTCCCCGAACTCCAAAAGAACCAGGAGTTCATCAAGATATTCAACGAGCATTTTGGGTTACGTAGACGTGTCACACTGACCGACGCTCAACGTGATGCTGAAGCAGAATCAGCGAACTCAGACAGCGCTAACAAAGGCGATGACGCCGCCGATGAAGCACCCATCATCACTGCTTCTCAGAGGCAACAAGCCGCGCGCCAGCGCGTGTTTGACTTCGTTCACGAACGCCTGATCCCCGATCTTGAAATACGCCTCATTTCAAAGCGGGAGTGGGAAGTCCTTGAAGAAAAGGATAGGCGCGAACTCGCTGATAAACTGCGTGCCGCCGCCCTCGAAGTCGAATCCAGCCTCCCGAGGAAATAGTCATGGCGCACTCGACGGAAATCACCACGCACCACGAGGGCGAAATGGCGGAGATCACCTACTTCCCCTTCTCGCTTCCTGCCCAAGGCACGCCAGAGCGTGAAGATTACGCCCGTCTGCCCGACGCGCCGCGCCGCGCACTTGACTTGCTGGTTGAGCAACTTCGCCTCGTCGACAGCTACCTGCAACCCGCAGTGCAAGCCGCTCGCGGCCTGCATAGTCCCCGCAAGAGCTATGCACGGTCTCTTTCTGCCGCTTGCAAGTTGGTGGGCGGCTATGAAGGCGTGCACCCCAAGAAGCTGGAGCGGAACTACCGCGCCTACATTGACTCTGGCTTCAATTGGAAGCAGCTCGTCGACCGGCGCCATGTTCCTGCTTGGTGGAAAACCGACAACTATCCGCAGCTCGCTCCTGAATTTCTGGAACACTGGCGGGGCCTGTGCGAGCGGAACCAGCGCTCCAGCCGCCGTGCTCATGCTAAGCTCCTGAGCGACTTGACCGCCTGGCGGCGTGGGCATGGCGAGCCTATCCCCGGCTACAATCGCCCGCCGGCGAACCACCCGAACACCAATCACCCGCGGGGCTGGAGCTACCGCAATCTCCTCAACCACGCCCCCGAAGCTCTGGAGCTGGCCGCCGCGCGGCAGGGTAGGGATGCTGCCAAGAAGCTGCTACCGACGGTCCGCACCACGCGCGTCGAGCTGTATTGCTTCGCGGAAATCCAGTTCGACGACATGTGGCACGACTTCGAAGTCAACGTGCTCGGCACCGGCGAGCGCAGCAGCCGCCGCTTGCTGGAATTCGGCGCGGTCGACGTGTTTTCGAGCCTGATCTTTCCACCCGCGCTCAAGCCTCGCTTGCGCAGCCTGGACGATGGAAAAATGAAGGCGCTCAATGAAGCGGACTTCCGCTTCTACCTGGCGCACTTCCTGACCCAGTTCGGCTACTCGCCACGTGGCACAATCCTGAACATGGAGCACGGCACTACGACCCTGCGCGAGGAACACATCCAAGCGCTGGCACTGGCCACCGACGGGCTCGTCATGGTGCGCAAGGGCGGGATCCACCACAGCGACCGCGCGGCCTTCCTCGGGGCCCACGGCGGGCGCAGAAAGGGCAATTTCCGCACGAAGGCGCTGAAGGAAGGCCTTGGCCGCCTGATTCACGCCGAGCTGGCCGCGCTGCCGGGCCAAGTGGGGCAGAGCGCCGACCTGATGCCAAGCGAATACCACGGGCGGGCTCGCGACAACGAGCTGCTGCTGGCCATCACACAACTTTTCCCGCAGGTCGCCAAAGACCTTGCATACGGCTTCCTCGACTTTCCGCAGGCCTCCCGCGCGATTCACGAGTGCTACGCCCGCATCAACGAAAGCCGCGACCGCACTCTCGAAGGGTGGGAAGAAGCCGGCCTGGTAAAGAAGGAATTCCGCCTCAATCCCTTGGCCGACGAGTGGATGCCGGTGGAAGTGCTCGACACTTATCCGGCTCCACAGCGCGAACGCATCGTCGAAATGGTCGCCGCCGATCCCATCTTCCGCCGGGTGCGTCCCATGACCTCAGCCGAGGTGATGCAGGAGAAGCGCGGCGAGCTGATCAAGCTGCCCATTTCCGCCTTGCCTGGCCTGCTCGGCCGCGACCTCGGCCAAGTCCGTTCCGTCCGCAGCGCCACCTTCGAATTCAAGCTCGCCCCGGAAGACCCCGCGCCCACGCAGTGGCTGGCCGAAATCAAGGACCAGTACGGCTTCCCGACCCGCCTGACCGAAGGCCGCGAATACATGGTTTTCGCCAACCCCTTCGACCCCGCACGGCTCGCGGTGTGCGACAAGGACAGCGGCGCCTACCTCGGCTTCTGCAAGCGCTGGGACAAGGTGAGCCGCGCCGATACCGACGCCATTTACCGCCAGCACGCAGAGCTGGAAGAGCTTTACGCCGACGCCGTGCGCGGTGTGGCCGTGCGAGCCAATCTTTCCCCGGCCGAGGGCAGCCGCAAGCGCTCCCTCGCCACCAATGCCGCCGCCCTGAAAAAGCTGGCGACGAACGGCCAGACCCTAGCCGAAAAGCGCAAGATCATCGCCGACAAGGCCAAGATCACCCGCGCGTCCAATCAGGCGAGCAGCGAGTCAGACATGACCGTCGACGACTTCGCCGCCCTGATGGGCAAGCAAGACACCCCCGACGAAGCCGCCTCCATCGACCTGGAAAGCATGCAGGCCGACTTCGCCGAGGATGAGTTCTAACCCAAAAAGCTGAACACTGATGAGCAAGAATAGCAACCAAAGCGGCGAAGAACCCAAGCCACGCCGCGGCAAGACCAACCTTCCCATTCCCGAAAGCATCCAGAAAGAAGCGAATTCCGCCAACGCTGGTATCAACGTCCCGCTCAATCTCGACTGCTGGCAGGAGCTCTCCGAGGAATACCAGGATGAACTCATCTGGTATCATCAACACCTGATCGACAAGAACATCCAGTGGAAGAATATCCACAACACCATCGGTTACGAGCGGTCCGTCATCTTCAAGATTCTGAAGGGAACCTATCCCGGCTCCTGGGACAACGTGATCGCTGCGATCCGCAAATATCGTGCTTCCATCAAGCAGATTCAGAACTCTACGTTCGCTGCGAACCGCATTTCCCGGCTGATCAGTTCGACGCTGGACTACGCCTCTATTTCAGGCGGGATCGTGATGATCATTGGCGAATCCGGCCAAGGCAAAACAGCCGGTGCCGATGATTGGATGCACCGGCACAACGGGGGACGCACGGCCATGGTCGAAGTGCCGCCGACGGGAGGCCATAAAGGCGTCCTTCGGGCCCTCTGCGCCAAGTCGAAAGCAGGCAAGAACGCTAGTGTCACAGAAATGGAAGCATCGGTCCGGCGAGCCTTCAACAGCCGCCGATTCATGATCCTCGACGAAGCGGCTCGCCTGCTGCCTACCGACCGCCGTTCTCATCCCTATACGGTCGAGTTCTTCCGCTCGCTGCATGACGAGAAAGAGCTGCCCATGGGGCTGATGGTGACATCCCGATTTGAAGAGCAATTGCGGAAGATGGACTATGTCTTTGAGCAGCTGCTCGGGCGCATCGACCTCACCGTAAAGCTGCCTACGGAAATGACAGAGGAAGATTACCTGCCCATGGTGGCGCAGTTCATTCCCGAGCCCAGCCGCAAGCTGCACACGCTCTGCCTAGAGATCGTGAACCAATGGGATGGGCGCATGCGGGCCCTGAACAAACTGCTGAAGTTCTCCTCAAGGATCGCCTCGAACAGCAAGGAACCATTGGAGGAAAAGCACGTCTTCCAGGCCACGGCCTGGCGTAAGCGGCTGCAGAAAGGGGAGGTGGCATGAACTCCGATCCCGAAGTCATCTCCTTTTCGGCAACGGTGCGTGTGCGGAATCAGCGCTGGTTTGATGCTGAGGCTTATCAACCAGCGGAAGGGACCTGGTTTGTCTACTACGCGGACGATAACTTCGTCGTGCGTCATGTGCGGGACGGACTAGTACGATCCGCCGACGGATTCAGGGTCTGCACTGCCGCCCAACTGACTGGCCTCTGGTATCCACTCCCCGAGCTGCCTGCGCCAGACGCCCTCGAGGAGGTGGATTATGACCAATAAAGACGCCTTCGCGGCTCTTATGCCGGGATCCGCCGCCATTCTCAATCGCTTGGAGCAGCTGAAACCATCTCGCGATCAGCCCATTCCCATCCACCCGCCGGCGAGCGTCATGCGAGGCTTCGATTGCCTCTTCGACCCCGAGCCTACCCCCCACTACATCGACCCGGAAACCGTAAACACCGACATCCAATGAGTAAGCGCCAGAAAATCAACCTGAAGACCGACCTCCCCGCCACCCGCAGCGAATTTGAGGCAAAAGTCGACCGTGTTGCCGAGTTGCAGATCCAGCTGCAGACGGCGATCGCCGCACGCGACCAGGCGAAAGAGGCCGTCATTGCCGAGCGCGAGCCCGCGATCAAGGCGCTGGAATCTGAAATCAAGCGAGAATCTACTCTCTGTGCCGCCTACGCTCACACCCACTGGGATGAACTCTCGCCAAACGGCACCCGTTCGGGCGAAACCCCGATGGCGACCTACAGCTTCCGGAAGGGCAATCCGACCCTTGCCAAGGTCGGCAAGGTCAAGGAAGAGGTTCTGGCCGAGCAGCTGCACGACGCCGGCCGCGACGAATACCTCGTGCTCAAGTACGAGCTGAACAAGGAACGCCTGAAGAAGGCCGTTCAGGCGAAAGTCGAGTGGGCTCTGCAGCTCTTCAAGATCACGCAGAAGGACGGCTTCGAGATTCAGGCCAAGGCCAAAAAATGAGCCGCGTTGTCATCACCATCGAAGACACGGCGGAAACCGGGCTCGCGATGCAAATCCTGATCGACGGCGATCCGCTTCCGGCCGGCGTCAAGCGCATCTCGCCCGAGCTGGCAGAGCGGTCCCAGGCCGTGCGCTTTCTTTCCCTCATTCTCAAAACACTGCGCGGGCTCTTCGCCGGGTTTCGCGCCGTCAACCCACCCACCAACTGAGCACCATGGCCAAAGTCGAGCTAGACCTCGTCAAACACATCCTCCAGCGCAACGAGCTGGGAGCCCGCCGCGTCGACTCGATCATCGGCGACATCGAAGAAGAAATGAAGCTGATGGAAGCAGAAAAGCCGCCCGTCGACCGTATCAAGAAACAGCTCGTCGTGATCGTCTACGACCAGAACGGCGACCTGGTGGGAAAAGACTTCACGGCCTCCGTCGTCAAGATCCCCGAAGACGACTCACCCTTGACCGCTGAGGAGCTTCTACACCGCGCTACCTATGATTTCAACACGACGCCCAAGGGCCGTCGTTTGCCGATCAAGACGGTTGCCGAAGCCTGTGAAGCCCTACCGAAGCGCATCCAGAAGGATTACAACATCAGCGTGCTCACGAAATCGCCCGTGCTGGCGATCCGCACCGCCAACGACATCCCCTTCGACCAGATCAAGAAGGGAGGTGATAATGTCGCAGTCAGCTAAATCGGCTATGTCCAGCATCTGCCGAGGGCTATATGAGTTGCCTGATCGCCCCGCCCCCATCCTCAATTGGCGCTGGGAAAGCGTCTACGCCAAGGCCTTTGACCCTCTCCAGCCTTATCTGCTTATCGCCCGAATCGGGCCATCTTACGACGACGAGAAGCCTGACCAGCGTGTCCTCACTTTTGGCGCCACAGTGGTATATGGAGAATTCGATGAGCTGAAGGATCGTGCCGAGCGGCTTTATCGGCAGCTGCTCAAAGGTGCAGCCCTTCGGCTGCAACAAGTCCAGCCTGAGGGCGTCCGCAGCTCGGCCGACAAACAGGCAGCCGCCATTCGAGCATTCGCTGAGGCGCTCGCTACGGTGAATGATTCAACCTTGCTCCACCTTATCGCCCGTGCAGTCCGCCTCGGCGTCACATCGACTATCGCCTGCTGGGAAGCGTCGCCTGGAGCCCTACACGACTCTGACGCCGCCGCAGATGCCTGGCAGTGCGTCATGAACTATATCTACCGATGAGCACACGCATTCTCCAATGGACCCATGAAAGCCCGACGCGCCTGCATGCCGTCGACCCGCTGCAACCGGATTATCAGCTCGCAGCGATCCACTTCAACCGTGATAGCCTAGAGCTCATCTTCTGCGCGCAACTCCATCGCTCGCATAGTCTGCAGGCCCTGCAGGATAAAGCCGAGTCGCTCTACGCTGAGTTGCTTGAGCTGACCGGCCAGCGCCTCGCCCAAAAGCGACTCATCGATGTCCGCGTGCCGGATGAACTCGACACCGAAGCCTTTCACCGGAAATTCGCCGAGTATCTCGCTTGGCGGAGGCGCTTGAAGAAGAAGTCGTGGAAACGCGAGACGATCCAGCGCAATCTCAAATCTTGGGCCGAATTCGGCTCCGATGCGGCCATTGCTGCCATGGATTCCGCGATGAACGCGGAGCATGACGGCGTCTTCCCACAAAGGTTTGCCCGTCGAATCCAGGGCACCCGCAAACCCGCGCCGCGCCGCGAAGGCTTTTGAGCCATGCCCTCAAAATCCTACACCTGCGAGTATTGCGGCCGTGAAGACACTATTGAGGTGCCCCCCGAGTCTGGCCTGCCGGCCGACTTTACGCCCCGCTACTGCTCCGACGCCTGCCTGCAAGCAGCTGAGGCCCAGCAGGCGGCGGAAGCAGCTGCAGCGCAAGACCCCGGCAAGACCTTTGCTGAGCGCTGGCTAAAACTCTGCCCACCGCTCTACCAGGAGACCGACCCCAGCCGCCTCAACCAGGCTCTTTTGCGCAAGGTGATGGCCTGGCAGGTCGGTTCCACCGGCCTGATCATCACCGGCCAGACTCGCACCGGCAAGACCCGCTGCCTCTACCAGCTGCTCGAGCGCCTGTTGCGTGAAGGCTACGACCTCGAGGTCTTGCGTCCATCCGATACCGAGCACCGCCTGCTCGAAGCCTTCCGCCACGACGCCTACGGGGCGCTCTGCCACCGCCTGGCCACCGTCGACATCCTCGCGATCGACGACCTGGGCAAATGCAAGTTCACCCCCCGTATGACCACGTTCCTCTTCGAGATCCTCGAAGAACGCATGGCCTACCTCCGGCCCATGCTTGTCACCAGCAACGAAACGGGGAAGACCCTCGCCAACCTCATCGGCCCTGGCGATCCCCAGTCCTTCGGCGATCCCATCGCAGCTCGCCTGCGCGAAGCCTGCATCCCCATCGACGCCAACAAGTTCTAGCACCCTAATGAAAAACACGCACATCTCCTGGGCCACGCACACCTGGAACCCGTGGATCGGCTGCACGAAAGTCAGCCCCGGCTGCACCAACTGCTACGCCAAAGCTCAGAATGACCGCTTCAAGGGCGGCAACTGGGGTATAGGCGCACCCCGCCGCCGCACCGGGGCCGCCAACTGGCGCCAGCCCATTCGCTTGAACGCCGAAGCCGAGCGCACCGGAAATAGCCCCCGCGTCTTCCTCGGCTCCATGATGGACATCTTCGACCCCGAAGTGCCCGTAGCCCTGCTGGCCGATACCCTCGACATCATCCGCCAGACGCCTCACCTCACCTGGCTTTTGCTGACCAAGCGGCCGGAGTTGTGGTATCGCCAGATATTCAGCATTTATACTCCTGATGTAGTTGGCAAAAACTATGACCTTCTCCAGTGGCTGAACGACTGGCTATGCGCTGCTGATGAGATAAGAGGCGTGGATCTACCGTCTCACCATTTAGGCAAAAAACCACCGCAAAACGTCTGGATTGGCACGACGGTCGAAGACCAGCCGCGCGCAGACGAGCGCATCCCGCACCTGCTCCGCATCCCGGCCCGCGTGCGCTTTCTCTCCTGCGAGCCGCTGCTGGGCCCGGTCGATTTGACTGCCGTCAAACAAACCGTCTCGCCGGGTTTCTTCGGGGACTGCCTCCAGTGGTATCACCAAGGCCATTGCCACAAGCTGGAGGGCACCGAATACCCGACGATTCACTGGGTCATCTGCGGCGGCGAAAGCGGCCCGAACGCGCGCCCTATGCACCCCGACTGGGCCCGCAGCCTGCGCGACCAATGCAAGGCTGCTGGAGTGCCTTTCCACTTCAAGCAGTGGGGCGAGTGGATACCAGACTATCAACGCGACCAGCGCTTGGATTTGTCTACCCTCGTAGACTGGGGGCTGGTGCATTCCGATGGAGGCTTCCGCGCAGTTTTTTCAGGTGGCAAGCGCGTTGGCGACTCCACTTGGCTGGATGGTGAAACCGGCACGGCCCGCCTCGGCAAAAAAGCCACCGGCCGCGAACTCGACGACGAAATTCACAACGCATTCCCGGAGGTGAGCCATGGATAAGAAGAAGCCTGATTGGGTGCTGATCGTCGCAGTCGCGGTCATCATCTGGATGGCTCTGGGAGGCAATACTAATCAAGCGAGCGCCCCGGCCTGCACGTGCAACTGCCAACACGAGTCCCGGCCATGAGCGACGAACCAAAGCCCTGCGACCTCATCGAGTTTCGCCACATCGACCAGAAGCAGCGTCTCTACGAAAAGCACCGCTACGACAAACCTTGCAGCACCAGCTGCCGGCAAGTGGAGCTTCACAGCCACACGCGCTCTTGCGTGTGCAAGACCTGCGGCAAGGTATGGGAGCCCTACGACTACCTGGTCAGACTTTCGCGAAACTGGACCACCTATCGCGCCGACTACGACAAATACATGGCCGACGTGGCCGAAGCACGAGGCCGGATCGAAGAACTCACCCGCCTGGAAGTCAACGCCAAGGCCCGCTGGCTGAACGCCAAAAAGCGCCTAAAAGAGCTTGGAGAGGAGGCCGAATAGCCATGCCCGCCCTCAACTTCTCCAAGCAATTCGCCGACCTCGTCGAATCCGGCGCCAAGGGCCAGACCATCCGCGAGACTCGTAAGCAGCCCATCAAGCCCGGCGACACGCTCTATCTCTACACCGGCCAGCGCACCAAGAGCTGCCGCAAGCTGATGGATGCCGTCTGCACCAGCGTCAAGCCCATCACCCTGCGATGGGGGCAAAAGCTTCACACAGCACCCATCTACAACTGTGGGGAGAAGACCAATCTGGTCTACCAGTTCCGAAACGCCGAGGTAGATGTGGACGGCCAGCGCCTGACCGACGCGGCCGTCGAGCAGCTCGCACGGGCCGACGGCTTTACTAGCGAGGTTTCCTTCCTGAGCTGGTTCTGCGGTGAAATGGAGCCCAAGCCCCGCAAAGCCTTCAGGGGCCACCTCATTAAGTGGGTACCGCTGACGCCGGGCATGAAAGACCGGCTAGACGAGTGGTTCACCGACGCCGAGGAACGCGCCGCCGGCCAGCTGCTCCTCGCCGAGTTCGTCGAACAAGGCGCCCGAGACATCAAAGACGCACCCGGCGTGCCTGCCACGGTCAATGCGATCGTCAAATACGGTGCGGTCGACGATGGGCTGCGCCGCTATGGACTTGGCAGCACTCAAGCCTACCTCCTGCCCCAACAGTCCGGCGGCCAACTGCGCCCCGTAGACGAGCCAGCTCCGACTGTGTCCACCTCTGGCGCTATCAGCCTTATCCTTGAATACTACGGCAACGGCAGCGCCCGGCCGGTATCGGAGCCCCTGCCCACCGTCACCTGCAATGACCGCTTTGCCCTCATTCGCGCGGCCGGAGGTGACGTGATGATGCGGATGCTCAAACCAGCCGAACTGGCAGCCGCACAAGGCTTCCCGCCGGACTACCGGTTTGTAGGCACCCAAAAGGACGTCACCCGGCAGATCGGCAACGCCGTGCCCTGCGGCCTGGCTCGCGCCCTCGTGCTCGCCGTGATGTCGCAAAGCAACGACATCAGCCAGTGGACTGCGAGTGGAGAGGAGGGTGCGGCATGAACGACCTCCTCACCATTCTGCAAGGCGACGTGCTCGAGCGCCTGCGCGAGCTGACCGACAACTCCGTGCAATGCGTCGTCACCTCGCCGCCCTACTGGGGGCTGCGCGACTACGGCGTCGACGGCCAGATCGGCCTGGAGCCCACGCCCGCCGAGTTCATCGCGAAGATGGTCGCCGTCTTCGCCGAAGTCCGCCGTGTGCTGAGGCGTGACGGCACCTGCTGGGTCAACATGGGCGACAGCTACGCTACGGCTGGCAGCAGCGCCAAGGAAGCCGCTCAGCGCCAACACAGCACCCGCTACAACAACGGCAACGCGACCGGCAACGGCTGCACCACCTGGGGCTCGCGCGCCCAACCTCGCGCCAAGACCACCGGCCATTATAAGCCGAAGGACAAGCTTTTGATGCCCCACCGCCTCGCCATCGCTCTCTGCGACGACGGCTGGTGGATCCGCTCCGACATCGTCTGGCACAAGCCCAACCCTATGCCCGAAAGCTGCCGCGACCGCCCGACGACGGCCCACGAATACCTCTTCCTGCTCACCAAATCGGCCCGCTACTTCTACGATGCCGACGCGATCCGCACCCCGCCCAGCGAAGCCCTGCTTCAGCAAGTAGAGGAGGGCTACACCGGCGAAGCCACGAAGGACTACGCAGCGGCAGGAGTGCAGGATGCCAGCGACGTGAAGTCCCGCATCATCGCCAACAAGCGCAAGCGCATGAAGACGCCCGCCGGCTGGGATACCGAGCCCGGCCAGCACGGCAGCGTCCACCGCGACGGCCGCACGCACCCGACCCGCGAGGAACGCAAAGCGGGTGCGCGGCGTGGATCCAGCAACGAAGAGCGCCTGAATGAGCTGCGCAACACCGTCCAGGGCGGCAACGCCCGCTCCGTCTGGTCGATCAACACGCAAGGCTACCCCGGCGCCCACTTCGCCACTTTTCCGCTTGAGCTTCCCCGCCGCTGCATCCTCGCAGGCACGCGCCCCGGCGACCTCGTGCTCGATCCATTCGGCGGTAGCGGCACCACCGCCCAAGCCGCCCTCGAACTCGGCCGCCGCGCCGCCCTCATCGAGCTGAATCCCGCTTACGTCGAGCTCATCCGCGACCGCCTACGCAAAGTCCAAATCGGCCTCGCACTATGACCGAAAAACAACTCGCCCTCTACCGCGCGGAGTGGGGCAAAGCCCGCAAAGCGCTCCGCGAAATGGGCTGGGCCCCCAAAGCCGCCGACGCCCGCCGCAAAGAGCTGCACACCCTCGTCGGCGCCGTCGACCACAAAGGCCAGCCCAAGTCATCGGCCGCCCTCAACAACTTCGAGCTGGATCGCCTGCTTGCTGAATTCTGGGCCATCAGCGCACCGACCGACCTCGGCAAACAAGCCCACGTCGTGAATCAACCCGGCATCCGCTGCCGCTGGGTCTGCGAAGAAATCATGCGCCGCGCCAACGAGCTGCACGAGGGCCGCTTCAAGATGGCCAACGCTCGCGCCTACGTCGACGCACTCTTCAAACGCGTCAACCCCGACTACATGGGCGAACCCGACTACGCCGAGTGGGGCCGGTGGCACAAAGCCATCAGCGCCCTCCAGTTCGACTACCAGCGCACCGCCAAGAAAGCCCTCCAAGACGCCGGTAAAACCATCACCAACCGCCACGGCCGCCAACTCCACTACCTCCCCAACGCCCACGGCGACACCATGGCCACCCTCGGCCGCATTTCCACTCCAACCGGAGCAAGCGAGCCATTCTGA